TACCCCTTCATTCAAGTATATTGCAGAACCAACTGAGTTTGTATTAACGGGAATAGTTACTGCAAACCCAGATCCAGGTTGGACAATAACACTTTTACCTGCATCAATTTCATTATCTCCAAATAAACCCTCCTCTAAAAGAAGGACTTCATCATTTGCGAAAGATTGATATGAAGAAGTAAGATAATCAGAGTCTAAGAAGTTTACATATAAGGTATTATTGCCTCTCTCAGACTCTGTAGATGGCAATACTGAAAGGATTGTTGCTCTGACGCCAGTATTTTCTCCTCTTATTGTTTTACCAACAAGAGAGTTGAGATATGATAAAATGTTAATACCAAGATATTCAGATTGAACTTCTACTGCATAGTAGTTGTCAATATAACTGATCTGACCAGGGATTACAACAGATCCCTCTTTAAAAACATGGTTACCAAACTGCTCTATCTGATTCTGCAGAATTGACTGGAGACCAGTTAGCTCTCTCGCCTGAACAGGATACCCAGGTTTGAATAGAACCTTGTAGTATTCTTTATCTTTATTGAAATCGTCAAAATATGGCGATACGTTGAGGTTGAGTTCCTGTGGCATAATTCGTTAGAATTGCAATACTATTTTTATGTCTTCTCTTTGGTTTTGAGATCTGGTAATCGCAGGTCTATGATCTACATAAAGAATATTTCCAGTGTGCTTTTGAACCTCTGGATTCGCCAGACCACTTGTAAACTCTTGACCCAAGTTGTATGTTTTATTATTTAGTGACAGTGTAGAACCAGTAAGTGCAGTATCAATACCAACACCTGAAGTGTCACCTGCTTTGATGATTTGAATAGATCCTCCACTAGATGGAGTTGCTGTAAACTCCTTCAAATCAAATCCATACGTTGGAGATGTGTTTTTAGTAAACTCAAGAAGATTTGTTGTATCGGTATTAAATCCAACAAGAGTTCTATCTTGCCAGTACTTCAATACTCCTGTTGTTTTATCATAAGATACAACTCTAGCAACAGCAGTAGACCCTGTTCCAATAGTTTGATAAATCACAGAGTCTGCTGGATATGTTGCGGTGCTGTATCCAATACCCAAACGAATAGCACCTACAGCACTTGCTTTTGACTTTGTTAAAACAGTAGTTGTTCCAAATGCTTTTGGATCTTCTACTAAACCAATTCTGGAAATCTGGTTTCCAGTAATGAAATCAGGATCTTGGGTATCATTTTCAATTCTTGAATAAACCAGCACTCGGAAAGCACCCAGTTCTCTGTAAACATCTGCCCCATGACCACCTTGTGGTGGAATAATCACGTCAAACACTGGAGAAGTAGTTCCTGATGGAACACCACCAGCATTTGTGTCTATAGTTCCATATGAATAACCAGAACCACCATTAGAGACAGTAACAGACTCTACTTTTGAATCATTATTAACTACAATAGTACACTCTGCACCAGATCCATCACCTCTGATAGGAACTTTAGTGTATGTTGTATTGGCAGTTCCAATACCAACGCCACGATTCTTGATGGTACAAATTTTGATTTGTCCACTAGTGCCAGCATTTTCTCTAACAGATGCTACATTGTTACCACAAGCGTCTGTTGAAGTTTCAGTATCCCAGTTTTTTGGAACTGGCATAAAGTTAATAGTATCAAACTTTGCAATATCACTTGGTTTGATAGTATAGAGATACTTCCAGACATAACCATCGCCACTTGAACCAGCTGCCCTTGGTTCTAAGTCTGTGAATGTTGGTTCATCAAGAGAAGGTCTCCCATTTGGATTTTCTGGGTTAGTACCATTCTGCAAGCAAATATAAACTCTGAAGTCGCTATTTACAACATAATAGTTTGCAGAGTAAATACTGAGTGCTTGAGATGGTTTGGATGGGTGATCTCTAGTAATATCATGACGATACATGTCATAAGTATTTCCAGAGACCCACTCAATCTTTCTGACCACCTGCCTAACATCACCAGGTATGATCTTTTTGAGAGCGATCATAGTGTCCCAATAAGAGTTCTCCTGATCCTCAGCGTCCTTAGGAGCAGGAGGAGTTGTGTCCCAATCTGAATACAACTCTTGTGGGTGAGGTAAACCAACAAACGCATAATATGAGTTTTTATCGGATGATGCCAAAGAAACAAAGTTCTTGGCATTCAAAATCCTCAGTTGGTCAGTTATAATGGCAGCCATTTCTTATAGGTTTTTTACTTATTTATCAAAGATAGTTAATAGTCTTGAGTGGATTCTTTCTTCTAATAAATGGTGAAGAAGAGAGACCGACATAACCTTCTGTAGAATATCCAACAAAATCTCTAGTTGAAGTTCTTGGTGTAATGTCAATCTTACCCCAACTGTAGTCGCCATAGAATCTTCCCTTATAACTTCCAGGATGGAACTGGGATTCAATACCATTATAATCTTCAACCCGAACCGTGATTCTGGATGGAACAGCATCGCCAATGATTGCTCTTGCGGAATCGTTAACAATAAGAGCAGTTCTTGCAATATCATCAATGGTGATTGTAACTCCATTCAAGATTCTTGCAGTAGATGTTGCAGAAATCTCTACAGGACTATCAATAGTTTCTGTTATACTGAATGTGAATGGTGAACCAGTGATAAGAGTTCCGTCTGGGTCATTTGGACCAACCACAACAGGACTATCAAACATTTCAAAGTCAATAGTGACATAGCGAGTTTCTTCAATTAGAGTTCCTGCAAGTTCAGATCCATATTCAGCATTAGCAACTTGATAGATTCCATCAAAGAATGTTGACCCATAACTAATCGTAGATCCATCAGCATATCTAAGAGCTGTTATTCCAAGACCCAAGTTGGTATTACTAATAGCAAAGTAATCTCCAACTTCGATTCTAGTTTCACTTATTGCAGTTCCAACATAAGCTGGATCTCTGAGGAAAGAATCATCTTCAATATCAAGATTAAGAACTAAACCTTTAACTCCTGTTGTTGCAGTTCCAACGACAGTTGTTGTAGCAATACCAACAATAATACCAAAATCACCTTTGTATCCCTTGCCAAGAAGATCTTCTTTGTGTGCATCTGGTTCAGATATCATTACCAAAGGAACATTGGTAAATGTATATCCATAACCAGGATTAGTAATAGTGAAACTTGTCACCATTCCATTACTAATATTAGCAGTTGCTTCTGCCCTTCCAGTTGTACCGATTCCTGTTGGGAGGGATATTGATACATCTGGTGCAGTAAGATATCCAGCACCACCAGCACCAGTGGTTCCAAGTCCAGTAACTGGATCTGTGAGAACAATGGATGAGATTGTGCCAGCAGCGGAAACTACAGCAGTTGCAGCAGCGGCACAAACTGCATCTTGAGACATAATCTCAAGAGAGTTTTTAATCTTTCCTTGAGCATTTTCTTTGGTGCTATCAAAGAATGTCTTAACACTCTCAACATAGATTGTGGTATCACCAACTCCAACATCCTGTAAGATAGCAGCTGCTGGATTTACCAATGCTTTATAGATTTCTCTATCTTTTGCTACTGGTTGATCATTAATAATCTTATCTTCAGTCTGACGGCACCACTGTAGTGCTCTCTCATAAGAAAGATCTGTAGAGATTCCAGGACCAGGATAAACATTAGTTTCTAAAGTATCAGTTGCTGTAATGTCTACAACGAGTCTTGGATCTTCGTCATATACAGGATAATCATCATACAGTTCAACAGTATCGCCAACCTTAATTGTTTCAAGTACATCAACTAGAACGACATCAATGTCTTTAGAACCTCTATAGAACATGATCTTGACTTGATCACCGTTATATGGAGAGGACTCATCATATCCAAGAGGTGCTTCAGTAAATGTGATAGTGGATCCACCATTAAAGATGTAACCTTCTCCAGGAACCTGAAGAATATCATTGATAAAGACAAGAAGTGCTGCTTGAACGTCAATTTGAGATCCTGCTTTAGCGCGGATAGACGTTCTGACTCCATTAAAGACTAATGGGAACTCAGTTCTATATCCATTAAAGAGTGTGCTTACATCATCAAATCTCTGGAAGTTTCCAGGTGACCATCCACTGAACTCATCTCTATATGTCTTTTGTACAGTAAGTGTAAACTCAATATGCCCAAAACTACTGTCACGAGGTATGCTACTAATACCACTTCTTGGGATAGTAAGAATGTCTCCTTCTTTATATCCAAATCCATAGTTCACAACATTGAAATCAATTACCGTAGAACCTTGTCCTACAGTTATATCAACAACTAAACCTGTGCCAACTCCACTATTATTAGGATAGTCATTAGAATACACCAGTGGAATATTTGAATATCCTACAGGAGAATCAAATGATAATGTTGGAGGATTAGTTGTAGCATATCCAGTTCCTGGAGAATCCAGTCTTGCACCAATAACATGACCATCAAATACAGTTGCAACACCAATAGTTGAAGATGTTCCTGTTACAGGATTGTATGCACTGACTAATACTTCAGTTTGATACCACTCTCTGTAACCAGCTCCAGTGTTACCAATAGAGATCGCTGTAATCGCTCCAGAAGACACTGTAGCGGTCGCTCCAGCACTTACAAGGGGTTGATACCCACGAGACGCTGTTGATCCAAGAGAGACTATTATACCGCCTCTGGGGATGTTATTTGTATTGTTGTCATACTTAACACCAACATCAGTTCCTTGGAAGATGGCAGTGGTTATTCCAGACCCTTCAATAAGTTCATAATCACCACCAATAATAACTACATCATCTGCTCTCCTTGGTCCTTGATAAATGTCTCTAACCAGAATAATGCCATTGTCTTGAGCAACGTTTGTAACAAAGTTTCCTTCAGATTTTAATACAAAGGAAGTTGTGATACCATTGAAATCTGTTGAGATATCATCAAATATTACATTGTTAGTGTATGGTTCAATATCAGTTCCTTCTTCAGAAGTTTTTGTGAAAATTCTTCCACTAAAGGTACTGTGTGTAGTGACTCCAGTCCAGTCACGTTGATCTACTGGTCCACTAGTCGTGCTTAATGGATATGCTCCATATGGAGCAGCAGCGAAGTGCAACTGGTTATCAAGAATATTGTAGTTACCTACAATCTTAGTGATGTTATCTCCACTTTGGTGGGTTCCCAATCCAGTTCCCATCCAAGGTCTGTTGACAATTAAGACATTGGTAGTTCCAACACCAACTGTCGCAACTCTCATGATTTCGTCGTTGATCTTCAGAAGATCACCAGCAAAAACTGAGGTTATACCACTAAGGGTAATACGATCTGTGGTTGGTTGAACAGTCTCTACAAGACTCATCGTAACTGCAGAACCTGCAATAGGCGATTGAATCATGTTATCAAGAGCAATCAAACCTTTTGTATTTTGTTTGCGTGCATCAAATCGGTGAACAGTTCCAACACCAACAGAAGTAATATCTAAGACCGAAGGTGGTATTGATAATGCTTCTGATGCACTAGCAGCAACTTGAACATCAAGTTCATTCAGTTTGACAATGTAAACTGTTGATGGGAGTTTATCTGTAGAAACACCTGCAATGGTGGTGGTTGCAATACC